AATATGCTCTACTTGTGCCACAGTCTTGCGGTCTTTTGAGTATATAACTTGCATAGAACATTGACCCATTAATTTAAGGTCATAGCATAACTTACGCACACAATCCTTGTGAAATAAAGACATCATTTTAGCGTACTGCTCTGGCTTCTTATTGCTGTTTAAAGCATCTAAACCTTTGCCATATATCATTTCGCTAATACCGTTTATAATAGCATTATTAGTAGGGCTATTTTCATAGTTTCTAATTAAATGACTAAAATAATCGTTATCTGCACCATAACTTACCCAATCCTTATTAGACTTCTCTATAATCTCTGGGCTTGTATAGTTGCTTAAATTAACTACTCTTAAATCGTTCATAATATAATATAATCGTTATCAAAACTATCTTCTTGTACATACTCATCTTTATTAATAGAGTAGTAGTCGTTAGTAGTTTGGTTTATTGTTTGGTCTGTGCAAAATACTTTGTCTTTGTATATTACCGCAGTTCCGTTCTTAACTTCTAATATGTAAAAATCGCCTTCTGTTAGCGTTCCAAAAACCGCATCAAAACTCATATAGTTGCCATCGGTTGATGCAGTAGGAGTTAAGTTTACGTTTGTACCAGTACTTTCGCTTGTAAGATTTACTGTTATACTACCATTAATATATTGTCTTGGTATTATCTTAAAGGTCTTATTTCCGTTTGTGCCTATTAGCTTCATATTAATATATAAACAAAACTAATTTATTTTGTATTGTAAGGCATAAAAAAAGGGCTATCCGTTAAGATAACCCTAAATTTAAAACCCTAATTGTGATTATGCAGTTGGGTCGATTTGTGCAGCAGAAGCATCAGCAGTAATTACTGACCCAGTCACAAAGTAAGGCGGAGCAGTTTCTTGCGCTACCGCCGAGATTGTGTACCCAGTTAAATCTCCCATTCCTGCGCCGCTTAAAATTTGCCCAGAAACCACGTCCGCGCCGTGTTCTAATCCCATAACGAAATAGTTTCCGTTGTAGTCCTCTATTGCGATGTGTGGTCTTGCGTGTGCAATTAGTTTAAGTTCCTCTTGTGTCGCTTTGTCTTGGAATGTAAGTGTAAGGTTAAGTGTACTCTCATAGAAAGTTGTACCATTCTCACGAGAAGAATTAATACTTGTTTCTAAAGATGAGTTCCCCTTAACATCAAACTGAAACCAATCTGGAGTTCCGCTAAATGCAGTAATCTCTCCAGCAGCTATTGTGGCATCTCCTAAAGTACCAAAGTCAGCAAAGTAAATAGTTTTAATACCACCTACTGCGCTTTTGCAAGGTACTTTTCTACCAGTTGTTAATGAACAAGCCATATTTTTATAGTTTTTTTAAATAAAAAAGGGTAGGGTAAATTGCCCCACCCCTTTCTACGTTGATTAATTAATTATTATACAGTTCTGTAAACGATGTCAGATACTTGAGCGTATTGTACGCCACTTGTGAAGCGCATTACTACACGAATATTCATCGAGCCATCGATTTGTTGCATATCTAAAACAGATATATTATTCAAATCAGAAACCAAAGATGTGCCAAAAAACAAGTTAGACTTTTCAGCAGCGATAATTACATCGTCAGCAGCACCTCTTGCTGGAATAACTGGGATACCATCAAAGAAAAGGTTACCTAATACTTGGTTGTTTCCTTTGTTCTCAAATCCGTTAGCGCCAACTCCAGCAGCACCAAATCCACCTAATGCACGAGTATAAGCGCGAATTACGTTAGAAGCAGCATAGATAGCTAAATCTTCACTTCCGTAAACAGCAGTTGGGATAGCATCTACAACATCTCCTAATTCAGCAACTACGTTTGCAGCAGTTACAGCAGTACCTACGATGTCTTGTCCAGCTGGCAAATCAGTATCAGCAGCTAACAATGTAGCAAATCCGTCGAATTGTCCAGAAGTTGCAGTTGAACCACTCCAAATGTTTTTCTCTGTGCGGTCAGCTACTTTAGCAGCAACGTGAGCCAATACAAAATCAGAGAAAGAAGCTGGTAGAGTGTCATTCAATCCAAAGCCCATCTCTGCCGCTTGCCACGAACTGTGTAGGTCTTTCTTACAAAGGTCAAGGTTTACTTGAAATTCCTCTGGCTGTAAGATTTTTTCTGTTAGTGTTAGTGTTCCTTGTCCAGTCTGAAAATCACAAGTAGCGTCTTTTACGATGTCGTCAGTAGAAGCCTTTTGGATTACAGATTTAAACTTAACATTAGGCATAATTGTGATAGTGCCTTTGTCTAATGTGTCAGCTGAAAGTAAAGCTGCTGCGATATATTTTCCAGCAAATTCTCCAGCATAAGTTGTAGTAATTGATAAACTCATTTTATTTTGTTTTTAGTTGTTTATTTATTTAGTTTTGAAAATACTCTATCTAATGTTCCTAATCTTCTATTAGGTGCAATATTAAATTGTACTTTGTGTTGTTTAGCCTCTGGGTTAGCTTGGATTGGCTCGGCTGCTGGCTCGTTAAGTTCTGCTTGTACTTCTTCTGGTACTTCGCTTAACTCTACTTTTTCGTGCTTGCATAGTTCCTCTGTTACAAGGTTTCCTAACTCATCTGCGCTTAAGTCCTCTTTAGGCTCTAACATTGCTTTGATTTCCTCAATCATTGATTTAACCTCTGCAAGTTCTTCTTTAGTAGCATAGCCCATTTCTTCTTTTTCTTCTTCTTCAAGGACTACATCTTCTGTTGCTTCTACTTCTTCTTCTGGTGCTTCTTCTGCGCCAGCTTCTTTAATTTCAGCAATAAGACCTTCTTCTGCTACTACAAGTATTTTACCATCTTCAAGTTCATACTCTCCAACTGGTACAGCTACTTTCTCATCTTCGGTAACAATAAATACTTCGTTACCAGCTTCAAACGCTTCTGCTTCTAAAACAGTACCGTTCTCTAACGCTTGTTGTTCCAACTTAACTTCTTCGGATAAGTTTAAAACATCTTTGATTTTACTAATCATATCGTTCGTGTTCATATTAATATATAATGGTTAAAAATTAATTTTGCATTTTTACGCTTTCTTTTGAATAATAAACCACTCTGTGCCATTACCCCATATCTTTATGCCTTCATAAGCTTTGTTTATTCTAAATCTGTTTGAGCTTCCATCTAAAGTTTGCCCAGCTCTTGGTGTAAGGTCAGCGTGTTTAGCATTATTGAAACTGCTGTCCGATATTATACGTTTACTTCTGTTTAAGTTTTTAGCTTCAGTAGCATCTGGTAGTGTTAATTCTACAGTACCATTTTCACCACTCCAAGTTAATACAATCAACTCTGCTTCATCATAAGCAGTATCGTTTAAATCAATAGTACCACCAGCTACGCTTACTGTTAAAGCTGTTGGGTCAAGATGATTAACTATAAAAGATTGAACATTAGTTAAATTTGATTTTTTTGTTTCTGATGATTGAACAATAGCTATTTCTTCTGCACCAGTTATATTTGCTGCAGCTACATTAGTTAAATCTGATATTTTTTTATCTGACATTATAAAATAATTTTACTGTTATTTTCTTGTAATAAAAAACTTGTGTTTTCTTGTAACAAGTAATTAAATTGATTTGTTGTACTACCAATGCCTTGCGCTCTTAAACTACCATCACAGCACTTTATAGAGTAGGTATTATCCTCGCATAAACACGCTCTGCGCCCACCCTTTGGACTTGTTCTACTTGGTGTAAAAAATTTTTTAAATCTTCTCATCTACCCTGTCCTCTATTTAGTTTCTTATAGTTCTTACTTGACTTTAATTGACTTGTTTTGCTTTTAGCGTGTATGCCTTTACGCCTTACTTTTTTGCGTTCTATTTTAACCGCTACCTTACGCATCTAATTCTTTTAATTTTTTATTAGCCCAACGTAAACCAGCCTTACCACCCCATAACAAGTATGAAATCGTACCGCAAGCCTTTGTATCGCCCTCATCGTAGTATTCTTCTGCTCTTGACAAATAAGAATACATACGTTTAATAGTTTCTTTAGATATTGGTTTACCTTGCGCTAATTGTTGCGCCCTTACCTTACCTACTTGGGTTGCACATTTGTTGTTTACTTTTTCGTTAAGTTCTAACCCTCGCTTTGCGTTGTTCTTTACGCCACTTGGATAATCAGAGTAGCTTTCTAATA